TGAGAGAGATACTGATACTAAAGCTAAGCTCAAGGATCTGCATCCACCTGTGTGAGTCTATAGCAAGAAAGCTGTGTGAATCTGACGAGAGGGAAATGTTGACTGATGGATCAAGTAAACAATCAAGCATGAGACAAGATCACGATGATTTAATCAAACAGCACTCAGAAATGGGGAAACAGCTTTTAATCAGAAGGTCTGCCGATATGACCAAGTGGTGTCAAAAGTTTGTTAACTATATATTCACTCCATTATTTGAGAACCTACCTGCTGAAGCTATTGACGTTGCTAAGGCGTGTCTTTGTATCACCGGATCTCACATGTTAAAGAAGATTGAATACCCCAGAGAGTTAGTTAAGATGTGGTTGACCTACAAAGACCTGAGACACGATTCAGACTCTATGAATGATCTGAAAGAAAAATTTCTCAGAGATTCTATCTGTTTTATGGTGAATATAAGTAACATGGGTCAAGGCATTTATCATTACAATTCCTCAAGCCTTGCCCTTGCCTGCACGGAATTCTCAAACAAGCTATTTGAAACCTGGCTCAAACAAGAAGGATACAATCAGTGTGTTTTCTTTAAGACCAGGAAGAGCTCCGATGATGTTGGGGAACAGATTATTCTGGACGTGAATGATCCAACCGCAATTGATCAATTTTATGGATTCATGCTTTGCAGAAAATGGTCTGAGAGGTTGTTTTCGATGGAAGAATCAATCAAGACCTCCGTGGGCTTCTTTATATATGAGTTCAATTCAACTTTCATGATGAACACCGATTCATTGACTCCGACCATAAAATTCGCACTATCAGCTTGCGCACCTCTAAACACAGACTCATTCACTGAATCAGTAAGCCAGTCCTTCTCGTCCATAAGACAGCTCTTTGAGAATGGGGGAACTCTTGAGCTTTGCAGGAAAGCTCACCGTTTAAATTCTGAATTCCTCTCTCAGGTTTTCTCAACTGCTCCCAACATGAATAATGATCCTGAGAAGATTTTCAATGTTCCTCGTCACTACATACCTTATGATCTTGGAGTGTATCCATTGTTTGACCCATCCCTGATGGTGACTCTTGGGCCTGAATGGTATAATTACAATGTGTTTCGACAAAACAAGGAAAATGATTTGTTCAAGATGTTGTATGGAGACATCACTTTGGAGAGCATATCATCCCTTTTTGTTGAGGATGAGAACTTGCAGCCCGACAGCTGGGACAAGTATGAGTCTCACAGAAAAATGACTCCTCTCAGGATTCCTCAGGGTTTTGTTTCTCAGCTTCAAACTCTAAGGAAAAAGATCAGCTTCAACGCTGATTTCCTCAAAAGTGAATTGTTTCAAAATTATCTGTTGTCTCTGAGAGACCCGTTTACTCTGAGTGAATGCAAGCTGAAGATTCATCTCAAAGTGGTGGGTCTTGGGGCTAGAAAAGCTATGAAGAGGACCTCAGAGGCGATCTACTTGGGAAGACATGGCGCCTTGGTGTCTGCGAAATGTTTTGAGGGTCTAACATACAAAGATTATGTGAAATCCTTACTGGAGAAAAGCAGGTCAAAACAGGTTGACGAAAAAAATTGGTTCCCTAAGCATTGGCTCTACGAGGGAGTTTATGAATGGTCTCCTGGATCTTCAAAGCCGAGAACAAGACTTTTTAGAAGTCCAACAAAGTTGAGTGTCTCTCAGCAACAATTTCCGACTTTCTCCAACTACAAAGCTTATTTTTACAAAGCCATAGGGGTCTCACACACAAATGAGGATTTCATAAACTTTGATTTATTCTTGAGTTTCTTTCCTTTTAAATTCGATTCTTTCTATGACTTTGACCAAAAGTGCAAACTAGCAAAAATTGAACCCATATCTCTACTCACTGACTCCATGGCAAGTTTTGAGGCTAGAAAGACAAAAACTATGCATGCAGTGACTTCTTGTGGGTCAACACACACTTTCTCAGACACTCTGACCAGTCTAAGATCAAATTGTTATGCTATTGACAAAATCTATGGTGTGGAGTATGTTGAATCAGTGATTGACCCGTTTCAACTCATTTGTGATCTTGCAGATTCTGTTGTGTGCGAGATCAAAGAGCTTACAAAAATAAAAGATGAAGACTATGCCAGATATGAGGTCCTCAAAAACTTCCTTGTAACAGAAGAAGTTCCTTTGAGTCAAATGATGAAGAAAGCCCTGAGCTTAGTCATAATGAGATTCAGCCCAGCAGGTGAAAGACTTGAAACTCTTAGGTATTGTAAGATCATAGTGAGCTGGTTCATAAAAAGTCAAATCAAAGTTGGAAGTGATTGGGTAGGAGACTTGGTCTACGTTGTGAAAAGACATAATACAGTGGTGTTCACAGAGAAGAATGGTGTGAGAGAGATAGGTTTGTGCAAAGGGACCATGGAAGCCAATCAGTTGATTCAGTTTGGACTCAGAGAACTGGGCTGGAATATTGAGGATTTTATTGTGGAAGGAAATTTTTACTCTGATGGCTTAATTGTAGTTGACAAGAAAGTGAGAGTCACAAAAAGCTTTGGAAGAGGCAATTTATTGAGAGCTTACAATGAAAGAAACATTCCAGCTTATCCAGATATAAGGAATATAGAATTCTCAATCAACAAAAAGAACCAAATAGAAGTTGGAAACCACAAAGTCAAAGTCCTCAATTATTCTTTGAAAATACTTGGGAAGAAAGCCTCACAAAATTTCTCGGCTTACTTAGACAAAGAGAAAATCTTAAATGAGATTGTTGAAATATTGTCTGATGAAGAATATGAG